GGCGTATTTGTCGACATCAATCTTGGCAAACACAGCGGAACAATATCCAAGTGGTGACCGATGGTCGAACGGCTCACGGGTGGTAGTTCCACGACACGTGAACCCCAACTTGGACAAAAGCGCCGAGCGGTCGAACTGCTCATAGAAAAGGGCACTTTGCTTCTCCACGATGACGACACTGTCGTCACCCGACGCAATCACGGACAAGTCCTCAATTGGTACCCCAGCCTTGAAGGCCACGTAGGCTTGAAGCAGCACGTTGAGAATTGTGTTGCTTAAGTACGTGTCGGGATCGCCGGACGCCATGGTTCCGTCGACCGCCACAAAAACGCCGTTTTGTGAAAACCCCTTCTTTGAGCGCGCCCGTGCGACCATGAGGTCAAGCACCGAGCTGGGCGCGCGAAAGTGGCGACGATAAACGTCGATAATGATCTCGCGAATTTGCTGCGTTTGACACGCATCAAATGTGTCGAAATCGTTCTCAACGAACAACGCGCCGCGTTCCTCCGCGTGCGCGATCATCTGGCCCAACTTAAGTACGTCGGACTCGCCAAAGGGGTAACGATCAAACCTGCGTTTTTTGATCCAGCCCTGCACCGCCGCAATGTACGGACCCACAATCACGTTGTAGTGGGCGCTCGCGTTGCTGATATGCGGGGCTTGATGCTTACGTCATCGGTTTGTTTAAGGTTTGGCTCGACCTTCACGAAGTAGGAGATGTTCAAAGCACGTCTCCTGCTGTATGATGCGTCGCGCGACCAGTCGCGCTTCGCTTGGAGATTGCGCGTGGCTACGGCTTAATTAAAGCGCGCATTCCACGTGTCAAAATCCATGGGCTCGAGCCATTGATTGGGCTGGAAAAACTTGTGCGAATAGGCTTTCACCCAATCCGCAAACTCGCCAAGTGCGACCAAATCAGGCGACGGCATGCCTTCCGGCGCCATGCGCCGCGAAATGCCAACCAGCTCGTTGTGCTGGTTGCCTGATAAGACGCGTGGTTCAATGGCGAGGACTTGCTCACGGACGAGTATGTATTTGTCCATGTGCTTGTCTTTCAAGTCTCTCATGAGGTGTGACTCAACCATCTGCGCGCCCGCTCTGACGGGCACGACCTGTAGGTCGGTGTTCACACTTCGCAGAAACCGATTGGCGGGGCGAGGGCCCTCCACCAAGAAACTGCTCACAGCCACCGCGCCGATCGCGACCCAAAGAATGGTCGCGAGCGCAAGTAGCCAGTTGCAGCTGGTTCCTTCAGTCCCATGGGCAGCAGCAGGTTGTAATAGGGCGGCGAGTGAGGTTGCCATCACCGCCCTACGGTTGGGTGCGAATGCCCAGGAAAAGTCCCGAGCGCCGCCAAAATTCGCCAACCAAGTCCAACATCGGCTCACGGCCCAGCGCTGGTCGCCGCGTTTGCGACAACACATGCTGCGCCAGAATCCGGCTGCACACCCCTCCTCATCCGTCTCGGCGATCCATTCTCCATCGTAGTCGCCGGGCCGGGGGTTTGACCAGAGTGCCTGTGAGTGCTGGAGGCGCTGCAACACAGGTCGCAGCGTTGCCAAGCGCTCAGCGCAGGCGATCTCATGTTCAACGCTGATGATCATTGCGAGCTCAACCGCCGCGGGGATGGCAATCGCCGCCATCGAGTCCGGCAGTGTCCTGTCCTTTCCCGCGCGCCACCATCCGGCAGCGCGGTCGAACAGCTTGAGTCGCAAGGTTTCATCGCGTTTTTGACCGGCGGCCACCAAAAGAAGGTGGTGGACGAGGGCTTTTTCGGTGTAGCCACTTGCCCGGTTCGTGTCAACGATCCAGGCACCGGTGGGTGAGAACCCAACAGAGATCTTTGCCTCAGGCACAATGCAGAGACCGCACCGATCGCTAATGAGCATATCGATAGCCGGGCGTGGCTTGGTCTCTGCGGTGATGCCGCGTACAACACCCAACTGATAGATCGCGGTGTGTCCCACGTGAAACTTGAGGTTCCACACAAGTGTGTA